CTCTAATGTTGTAAAAGTCGTTTTCCATGAGTTCGGGGTTACTTGATGCTGTACGCCAAATACTTGTAAGGTCTGTACGAGTGTCGAATTACCTGGCTGATTAGTCGTAATTGTTACCGGGTCAAAAAAATCTAACTCTAGGGCCGCTAGGATCCCATCGTTATAGTCCTCGCTATAAAGGTTAAGCTCAATAGCATCACACCGGGTTTGAGTATCTTTACGGCTAGCAACATAGGCTCGGGCATAATCGAGAGCCGCTTGATCGGTGTCCATTACTAGATCCTGTTGATTATATGAGTGTACAAAATACTCCTCGATTGAGGCATCATCTTGCGCGGTTTGAGTAGTACCGCCTATTTTGGTTATAGAGGCTTGGTTATAGACTTGCGTATCATCGAGGCGCCAAATTGCATTATTATAATTAATATCCGTGCCATCGTCGTTAAATACTCGAGGCGGTAAAGCTTGAGACTCTACGCTAAAAGCTCGATCTTTAAGAGTAAGCGAGCCACGAGCATCTATATATAGAGCTCCATATTCGGATATGGTCGCGGTCTGCATAGCTCCTAGTGCCGTTCGAGGGTTGCCCGGATCCGCTTGAAAAACGGTATCTCCGTATTGGATCTCTCTCATAGACGGAGGCCATAGTATCTCGTCCAAAATAGCGTTTATACGCTCTCCGGGTAGATCACCGGGCTCGGCTAAAGTAACCGTAGAAATCTGAGAATTTTGAAAAAGTCTAAAAGCGTCTACAGCTGTAATTGTCGTATATACAACATCGGTAGCCATAAGAGGCGTAGTAGTTACGTAGCTTGTAATAAAGCCGCTAAACATCGGATACTCGGTACCGGCATAAGTCGCGGTAATCTGCACCTTACGTAAAGGCGTAAGCAAACCAAAATACGGCCCGTTTACATTTTGAGGGTTAAAGTCCCCGTTTTGGTCCACTATTTTTAGCGTAAGAGTCCCGGTTTGAAATACGTCGGCTTGAATATTTCGGCCTCTAGTTGTTGTAATGCCATCTACCACGTTGGAAACATCCACAATAATAGCCGATGAGTTTTCTAAAATGTTTGTACCTAATTGGCCAGTACCCAAAATCATAGCTTGCGCGAAAGACGGCCCAGTAGAAAAGTTAATAACCGCGTTAATAGTTGGGACGGTCACGGTAAAGCTCCGGCTGTTACAAGTGGATCTCCGGCACGGTTTAGATCTTGAATACTCTTTTGTACTACTTGAATAAGGCCGCTTGTATTGTCCTCTATTACTACTCTAATTTCACGGCCTACATCCTGTTGGCTAAGTGTGTTATAACCATATAAAGGCGTAGACGGCATTAAATTGTAATCAAATTCACCGCCTCCAAATCCCATAGCAGAGCTTGAGGTACTACCGCTTACAAGTTGTTGGCTAAGTGTGTTGTATTTATACAAAGGCTCGCCGATAGGGGCTATTACGTTTGCACTTATACCTGAAAGCAATCGAATATATTCAAGTAAAGCTTTATACCTAGCATCGTCGGCTTTTTTCTGAGCATTAGCTATAGAGTCAATAACGTTAAGCTCTACGGACTCTCGCAAAAGAGCCAAAGTATTAGCTGCTCCGGTTGTCTTACTTAAAGAGGCGAGCTTGGCAATCTCTACGAGTTGGATATTTACTCGCTCGCTATAGCTTTCGGATGCTGCTAATTCACCGGAGGCAAGGATAGCCGCGTTATATTTTTTAAAGCCCTCCTCGCGTAGTAGCTCTTTTTCGCCCTCGGCCATTTTGGAAAGGTTAATATTTCTAAGCTCTGTAAGTAGCTGAGTATTTAACGCTTGTAAAGCTGCATCGCTAATAGTGGTAATACCGGCCAGCTTGGCTAAATCGGCGTTTTTCTGTAAAGCTGCTATTTCAGTAATCTTTTTTAAAGCTAAAGCGCCGTTATCCTCCTCGATAGCTTGTAGCGCCTCAAGGCGTAGCCGGGTCTCTTTGTCATAGGTAGCCTGTAAAGCCGCAGCTAGTGAGATCCGGGTAGAGTCAAACACAGCGGCAGCTTTAGATAATGAAAGTTTATTTTTTTCAGTTATTGCCGCTTTTTTCTGTAGAGCGATTAATTCCCTTTGACGTTTTAGGGCTTCGGCCTCGGCTCTTGCCGCTGCTCTATCATTGGCTGTAAGGCCGGTACTCCCACCCGTGAAAAATCTACGAGCACTAGCTCTTGGCTTTTTCATAAACCCGGATGGATCACCCTCTACGATAAGGTCTACAAGAGGTTGCGTTTTCCGGATAAATTCGGTTAATAAATTAGCCGGTAAGTCAAAAGATGTTTTAATGGCTTGGCCTAATTTAGCCATCTCTACAATTAACTTAGCTGTGCTTGTAGCTGCCCGATCTATATCATCGGTTAATTCTTTAATATCGTTATTACCGCCTAGAATTTTAAGGGCATCGACTAGACCTTTACCGATAATCTCGCTAGCTTCATCGGCTTTGATACCGAGCTTGGCCATTTGAGACGTATAGCTTTGAGCCTCGAGAGCGGCTTGACCCTTAAAGCGAGCTTGTAAAATAGACATAGCTTTCTCAAAGCTAACGGTCTGTAGCTCAGTTTTACTTAGGCCTAAATTAAGAGTACGTAGTCCCCGGGTATTACCTAGATAGGCTTGCGTAAGTTTTTCCGATACTGTCGATACGCTTTCGCCTAAGCCGGCTGCGGCGTTAAGGCTAACGTTTAGTATCTCTTGAGATTTAGATAGGGACCCGGTAGCTTGTAAAAGAGCTATAAAAGACGGCTGCAAAAGGTCACGGTTTACACCGGTAGCAGCCTCTACGCTGTCTATATATTTATTAATGTCATCGCTAGCAAAAGCTAGGCCAAGGTTACTAACCGCTGCATTAAGGCGCTTTACCTCTTGGATCTGCTCGCCATAAGCAAGGATAGATTTTTTAGAATAAGCAACGAGAGCAGCTCCACCGAAAGCAACGCCGAAAGTACTAGCTAAAGATTTTAGCTGCCGTTGAAATTTAGCTATTTGTGTTTGACCTTTAGATAAGGCCTTGCCGTCAAAGGTAGTTACAGCATTAATTAATAAACTCGGGAGATTAGCCATTACGCACCTAGCCCGTATCGGCCTTGATTAAAGGCGTTAATTGTATTGCTTATAGCTGTCACTACGGCTATTTCGGCTTTACCCTCGTCCTCTTTCCACGCTCTAAAGATCATGCGGCCGCGCTCGGATTGCTTGTCTCCGTAGAGCGGTCCCATACGACTAACAAAATGCTCACCGGCTCTAGGGTTATTAGATCGGTAGCCTTTATTAGATGGCTCGTTTGCTCGCCCGGCTGTTTCGTAAATTGAGCCGGCAGCTGATCTATTGCCTACAAAGTAAAGAGCTCGCCAACCGTTTTTATTACGTTTGCTCGGAGCTTGCGAGTAATATATCCCTTTGACTACCTCGGCGTGATCGTATAACGGAAAGAGGCGGAGACGGCCCTCGGTGTTAAAGGTTCTAAAGGCTGAGTTACGAGCTGTAATTTTCTTGCCTACGGTGTTTTCGTTCCAACCGTAAAGATTACCCGGGACCGGAGACGGTGCATAGCCTCGAGCTTTATCTCGTAGTGGCACCATCACGGCCCGAATCTCTTTATTCATTTCTTTAAGTAGCTCGGGATCGAATTTACGCAAGGACTTTATAGTCTCTTTAACGCCGCCTAGACTTACGGGCATTGTCGGCCTCCTTAGCTTCATCGTTAAGCACTTTAATTAACATCCTAAACATCTCTACATCGAGATCGAGTATCGCTTGAGGCGAGACCCCTAACCGTATTGATAGCTGAGCCGTCAAATATGTTAGTGAGTCTCGCCCTAGCTTAAAGGTTCATCGTCTAAGACCTCGACTTTAGATAACGTATCGAGAAAATCTGCTCCAAAAGGTTTTACTGTTTCGCCACTAGTGCGTAGGCACTCGTGAGCTAACCAATAGAGATCCCCTTGACGTTCTAAATCTCTAAAAGCTTTGTGAAACCCCATCTTTGCAAAAAGTTCAAAGGCATACTCAATACGCGGCGTGATTTGATGTTCGCTAACCTCGCCTGTAACCCTTGTTATTTTAAGTCTTGCCATTTGATTGCCCCTTTGTTAGTTTGTTATGGTGTTGTGTCTACTACGATAGCTGAGTTACAGGTAAACGTAATTGATTGAGTTGAGATATCTCCGACAGCGCCGTTAATATCTGTTGTGTTATTTACCAAGATAGTAGTCTGATATTCCGGGTTAGTAGCTGAGACAGCCGCGCTTGTCTGCTTTAGAGTGATAGGCACAGTAGTACCCCACGCAGCTTGTAGAGTCTGTAGTACCTCGCCGGTAGCTGTGTCGTTTAGAAAATCTAGCGTGATCGTTGAGGTCTCGAGGCCCTTGGTATAACGTCGAGCTGTATCGCCCATCGCAGAAATTTCGAGCTCCTCAAAGACCCTATTAATCGTGGCGCTCGTTACGTGATCTGAGAGATCGACCGAGTTAAGGGTTACGACCACTCCATTACTTAAGAATATGGCCATGGCCTATTCCTCGCTTTCGGTTGTTGTTGGTGTTGGTGTTGGTTTTTCTTTTGCTACTTTGATTGGTGCAGGTTCGTCTACGATCTGCCCGATCTTTCGCAAAAACTTTAGATCATCCTCTGTATATGCCATTAGTTACTCCCAGCTCGTTAGTATTGATATGTCGATAGATGCCGTTAATAAATCTCCGCTTTGTACACTTAATACCGACGGTGCGCTAACGCTGCCGATATTCATAACGATCGTAGACTCTGCTAGTTTCTTAAACACGGCACACACTAGAGTCTCGATACCTTGTAAATTTCCTTGGTTGTCGTACATGGGCACGTTGCAGATCACGCGCAGGTTAGCCATAGGCGAAATAGCTATATAGTCATTATTGCTTGGCACGATGTACGGATCCGCCGGGACCACAATAACCGAGTTAGCGGTAATAGTTGGAGGAGGAAAGCTGTAGGTATTCCATACGTTTGGATTATTTAACGCCGCAGCTACGCTAGCTCTAAGAGTTGTAATCGGGGCTGTCATCGTCTACCCGATCATGCTTAAAGGATTTTGGTATCCGGCTAAAAGGCCTCGGATTTTCCCGATCATGCTATTACCGAGGCGGTAGGGGCTTGGGCTAAATCCGTCAATAGATACGCCGCCGGTCTGTGAGACTTGGCGAGCTTGCCATATGTCTACGGCCAATATCATCGCAGCTTGGCGCACAGCCGGAGTAGATGCATAAGCCGTAGTTTTTGTATCCGGGCCTATAGCTTGGCCATAAGGTAGTACACGTCTAAAATTTTCGTTCGCCGCTGTCTTAGCATATTGCACAAAGCTATATCCGGCGGGCCAATTCCATGTGTACGGATTCCATATAAGGCTAGGAATTTGAGTAGCTGTCCCGGCGCTCCATGGGATCGTACCGGTAATTGTGTAGGTACCGTTAAAAGTTGAGCCGCATCCACTCAAGGTAATGCTCTGTCCCGTGGTAAAGATAAAAGGGTTAGCGATCATTACGGTCGCTATATTCTTGTGTAAAGTAGTGCCTACGACCGGTGCCGAGTCAAACCAAAGAAATTGATTTAATAAATCCTGAGCGGTTTGGCAGCACTCCTCGACCACGCTATCCGGATATAAATCTTGGATCCCGAGGTTATCGCGTAACTCTTGCTCGGTTACGTATGTTGCCGGCACTTTTGTCTCCTTAATTAAAAAGGGCCGGTAGGGCTCAAAGGGCTAAGAGCCCTACCGACTATTCGTTTTTTATTTAGATTTTCGCAAACTTGATAATACCGTAAGGCATTTTTGCGATAGTTGCCATAAATCCGTAGATAGCGACCTGTACTTGTAGGTTCGATACGACGTTTACTGACATATAGGCCTGAGGTCCACGGTATACGGTGAAAGCCTCCGGAGCCAAAATAATGGCTGAGTTATCGTCTACCGTTGTTTCTGTAAAGTTACGATCTACGTATAGATCGAGTCCTAGTACATTACCGCGAATAGAGCCCGGACCTACTTGTCCTGCCGCGTTCATCGGTTGAATCGCATTATATATAGGTCTCTTAGTGGTATCTGTTGCAGACATTAATAGCTGCCATTGTGCACCGTTACCGATATAGTTTTGTGCAAAATAACCTGTATTTTGATAGACGAGTTTTGCAGCTTGTGAGCTGTAAGCAATAACTCCATCGCTATCAGCTGTAGTAGCTGAGGCGTTAGTACCTGCAGCTATTAGAGCGTTAAGTACAGCGGTATCAATAGTTGTTAGATACGCATTTTGGAGCTGATTTGTGAGCTCCGCATAAAAGTTGGGATCCGACCTTTCGAGCAATTCAACGCTTAGCGTATTCATACCGGCATATTTGCTTACTGTACCTGTTAGATACTCTGTAACCATACCTGTATTTTGTACGTTACCAGCTTCTGCCTCTACCGTTACAACAGGTGCGACACCGCTTCCGCCACCGGCACTCGTAACGAGTGAGGGTACGTTTATTGTCATGCCTTGATTTGGCAAGGTGCCCTGCGAACAGGCATCAATAGCCGGAGTTCCAAAGCGTGTATTAGTTACAAACTCTGATAGGTACTGAGTTGGATTAAATGCAGGGTTGGTAGAAAAACTATCATCGGCTGCGGTTACGTAAAGGCGTGAATCATCGCTACCTAGTGCAGCTTTGATCTTGTGCTCTGTATATGTAGCCATAGAGACGATCGGAGTACGGACTTGCTGAGAGTCGAGTACGGATGGACGGATAATCTTACGAGCGGCTTCGACTTTTTCAGCCTCGACCGGTGTATCTACCGGAGTCTCCTCCGGTGTATTTGTTGGGGCTGTAGTCACAGCTTCCTCGCTTTCGGTTTCTGTTTCGGTTTCGATCTCTACGATTGTCGTATTAATCGTTGTAGTTTTTTCTTTCGTGCTTGTCGCAGCGATGAGCTCAGCTCGGGCCGCTGCAATATCAGTAACGGAGGCGCTAGAAAAGGCCGCACTCTCGACGAGCGATACCTCTTTGAGGACCGCCGCCGTAACTAACAGGTAATCCCCCATAGGCTTAGAGGCCGTTACATCGACCCCTACGGATAAGCCACTTACGAGATTTTCCTGAGCTAGTACTAGAGCATCTTGTCCTCGAGTGCTGCTAGATAACTTAAAGGATCCGTAAATACCCTCCGGAGATGTTCCCTCACTAAATGAAATGGCGCGACCTACCGGCTTATCCTGTTGGTGTTGCATAAGTAATTTTATTTTAGATGCCTCAGCATAAGTAATAGATCCGCGCTCAAACATAACGGGCCCGGCCGATGTATTGCCGATCTCGTTATATGGTGCAACGAGTCCGGAAATTACTCGGCGCTCTGTGTCTGCCGCTTGGATTTCTTGATTAAATGTTAGTAGCACTTGCATCTCCTAGGGGTGTTAGTTGTTCCATTTGTCGAGCTTGCTCTACGTCAATTAAATTAAGAGTGAGCATCTTTTCGATTATTTCTAAACGCTCTTTAGCATCCACTCTTAAAAATGAGTCGTCTATCGCAAAACGCACTTGATTAGATGAATTAGTTATATCGTTCATCGATAGACGATCCTCGATTGCTGAGATATACGGTTGCAGCGAGTACGAGACGAACTCACGCCGGCCGTCAATGATATTTTGATACGTCATACTGTTATTCATATCGGCAGAAATGTAATACGCCGGTACGTTCATAGCGCGAGCGATCTCTGTAGCTAAATACTGTGATGCTTCGTTGTACATCATATCTTTAGGGCTAAAGCCAATATTTTCTACGCTGAGAGTCGAGGTTAAATATGCGGTACTACGATTTTGGCGAGCGGCTTTCCACCCGGCTAAAATTCCTTGGATCTGAGTCTCCGGTAGATCGGCACCGTTATTTTTTAATACTGTTGTAGCCATAGGTGTAGCCGCACTTACAGCGGCAGCTCTTTGTATATCGTAAGCTGCACGGATAGTAGTGCTTGCCGTTTGTAATACACCAGGTATTAAAGATTGGAAAGTAACCAGCGATCCAATACCGCTCATCGGTACTAAATTGCCGTCTACAAAATAATCCTTAATCTCTGTGCCATATTGATTAGTCGTATATGTAACTCTGTTATTAGCTACCCAATCAAAGCCGGACGGTCTGCCATCATCGGCGTATAAAGATGTAACTCTCCAATACGCGACCGAATAAAAAATTAGCGAATCGACGGTAGCACTTATCGTAACGCTACGAGGCTGACGTAGATCCGGTTGCTCTAACCAAACAGGAGAGCCGAGTTTTTCACCGGTAGATTTTTTATATAAACATAAATCAATAGATGAAATAACTCCGGCAATTAAGTTACGGCAACGACTAACGCTAGCTACCTGTAATGCAAAATTACGATCAATACCTACGCCGTTATATCCGTATGTGCTATTAGTATTAAAGGATCCATAACCGTATGTAGTATCCATTACGGCAGGTGCGTACTGTGCCTCGACCTTAGATGCAGACTTTAAGCCTAGAGTTTGTAGTAATCCCATGGGAGCGATTTTCCCAAAATGTCAAGCATAAAATCAGTTATTTAGCATCGTGTCTACATATAAACTTTAGCCTCCCCGAGCGGCTGATTTAGGATGTGTACAACCATCGAAATACCTATAGCTATATCAACCGGGCCGGCCGATTTACGCCGGACTATGCGCCAGCTCGAATCCGACTCTTTAGCCGCGCAATTAGAAAAATGTGTAACGAGGGTATCTTGCCCCGAGTGGACTAAACGCTTATTAGCTAGAGCTTCGTAAAGATCTCCCGAGGCTTGGTATCCCTTTTGCCCGGAAATATCGGTTATGTGTACGCCGTTTATTTCGAGGCGCTTGGCTATTGAGGCGGTGGTGTACTTGTCGTAGCAGACCGTACGCGGATAAAAATCTTTACACCACTTGGCAATATGATCGGCCATATAAAGCTCATCGATCGAAACGTCTGAGTGAAAGACCTCGAGAACAGCTACACCGATCCGGCCGTCCGGTAATACTTGGCCCATTACAAGCGAGCCATCGCGGCGCGACGGTGCAACATCAAAGGCGAATA